GTAAATAAGAAGTACTTGCGCGTCTAATGCTCATGATGAAAAATACTGCCTTATTTCTGCTCTACCACTGCCACCAAAAGAAGTAAACCCAGAGTTGTTTTCAGCCCCATTACCACCATTACCAGTACCAAATGCTCCATTTGCATTTCCACCACCACGTCCACCAGTACCGTAAGTTCCAGAAAAAGGAGTTAACAATGCTTTACCAGGCCCAGGATTATTGTTACTGCTAGGAGGATTACCAAAACTTTGTTGAGCAGGTCCTCCTGCACCACCGCCTCCACCTGCAAATCCTGTACCTGTACCAGTATTAAAACTTCCTGCAGCACCTCTTCCACCTAATCCTGAATACACAATTCTTGTTCCAGAAAAATCTTCTCTAACAACTCCCCAATGATTATTTGTTTCTCTATTAGAACCCATACCACCTGAAGTTGCGATAGTCCATGAACCAATTCCTCCACAAGGATGTCCACCACCAGCACCGCCTGGTGCAATTAATGTTCTTCTTAAATTTGATGAATCAACTCCTGAATAAACACCAAAATTAAAACTAGAAGATGTAGGAGTAAATATTGTTGGCCCGCCAGGTTGTCCCCATTGATTACAACAGCAGTTGCCTTGAGCTCCGCCAGCGCATCCCGTACCACCGCTTCCAATAATTATGTACCAAGTATCATAATCTCCTACATAAAATTGATTAACTTGAAATACAGCTCCTCCGCCTCCGCCTCCGGCTGTTCTTGCTCCTCCACCACACCCACCAGAACCACCAGAACCAACTAAAGCAATATCAATCCAATGAACATTAATTGGTCGTGACCATGTTGTTGAAGATGTGTATGGAACTACAGAAGATGTTGAAGTTGGAATATAACCAGCGTTAACACGAGAATAGCCTGAATCTAAAGTACGACCATTAGCTGCTGAATTAACACCAGATAAGATAGATGCTTGCGCTCTTCTTACTGCCATGTGTTATGAGATTTCTGTGCCGAATGCGGAAAATGAAACGCTAGAAGAAGATGAAGAACATCTTAAATATTTTCCAGCTTCCATAGTAATACCAAGAGTTAATGTAACTGTATCGTTTGCTGGAATAGATGCACCAAAAACAATAAACTCTGATGTTGCTGGAGCAAGTGCTGAAGTTACTGCAAGACGATAAGTTACTGCAGAAGCAGTTTGATTACAAATAGAAATTGTAGAAACTAACCAAGATTTACCAACACCTACTTGAGCACCAATAGTGTCATAAGTTGAAATTGTTCCTGTAGATGTAACTTGACCTAGGACTTTATATGCAACAGCCATTTATGCTCCCATTAGTAGTAGTGGGCTTATTTGATTTAAATCAGTGTCTACCCAAATTGTATCGTAATTAGTGGCAGAATTTTTAGCAAGGATTTGACCAATAGAACCACCAACAGGGATTCCACTTAATCCAATAGGTCCTTGATTACCTTGTAGCCCTTGCCCACCTTGCGTTCCACTACCTTGGTTTCCTTGTAGTCCTTGTGGGCCTTGCACACCTTGAGCAGCAAAAAAACCATCAAGCCCTTGAATACCAAAATTTCCTTGTATACCTTGAGTTCCCTGAAGACCATCATTGTTTCCGTATGCTTCAAACCACTCAAGTCCGTCCCAAATATAAATCTTTCCTGTATCAGAATCTAACCAAGTATCTCCAGTTGCAGGACCTACTGGTGGAGTAGAAGAGATTGTGTAAGTTCCGGGCCCTTCAAAACCTTGCAAGCCTTGCGTACCTTGCATAGTTCCAGCAGGACCTTGTATACCTTGAGAACCAGCAAAACCAGAAGCTGAAACTTCAATCCATGTTTGGTTAGTTCCGTCATCAATCCATGTGTACTCAATACCAGTGTTTGAATCAACCCATCTATCTCCAATTAACGGAGATACTGGAGGAGTTGGTCCAAATGTAATTGCTGCATTAGGACCCTGTAAACCTTGCGCACCCTGTGCACCATCAGAACCTTGTAAACCAAAACCTTGAGCACCTTGTGAACCTTGTGTTCCTTGGAATCCAACACCAGTTAAACCTTGTACACCAAATCCACCTTGTATACCTTGAATACCAGGGTCACCTTGAATACCCTGCAAACCTTGTGCACCAAAACCAGATGGACCTTGAACACCTTGTGCTCCAGAAAAACCACTTGCACTTACTTCAATCCAAGTTTGATTAGTGCCATCGTCAATCCATGTGTATTCAATTCCACTATTAGAGTCAACCCATCTGTCACCAATTAATGGGCTTGGTGGGGGAGTTGGACCAAATGAAATTGCAGCGTTAGGTCCTTGTAAACCTTGAGCGCCTTGTATTGCTTCGCCTTGAATACCTTGCGTACCTTGAATACCTTGTCCAGCAAATGCACCAGATATACCTTGTAGACCTTGGTTTCCTTGCGTACCTTGTGCGCCTTGTGAACCAGTACGTCCTTGAATTCCTTGTGCAGCTACTGCGCCAGCAATACCTTGATTACCTTGTATTCCAACGCCTTGGATACCTTGTGTACCTTGCCCACCCTGTGTTCCTTGACGACCTTGTAATCCTTGGTTACCTTGTACACCACGTTGACCTTGTAAACCTTGATTGCCTTGCAAACCATCTGTACCTTGTGTTCCAAAGTTTCCTTGAATACCACGTTGACCTTGTGCACCTTGCGTTCCTTGAAAACCTAATGTTCCTTGAAAACCTTGTGAACCTAAAGTTCCTTGCGCACCTTGAGTTCCTTGATTTCCTCTAGAACCTTGTACACCTTGTAAACCTTGAAATCCTTGTAGCCCACGTTGGCCTTGTATACCTTGTATACCTTGCGAACCAGAACCTGTTGCACCTTGTGCACCATCAGAGCCTTGTAAACCTAATGCACCTTGTATTCCTGTGTTACCTTGTAAACCTCTTTGGCCTTGTAGACCTTGATTACCTGGTGGACCAAAATAACCTTGAATACCTTGAGGTCCTTGCATTGATGCATCAGAGCCTTGAACACCTTGTATACCTTGAGTGCCTTGCGTTCCTTGTCTTCCTTGTAATCCACGTTCACCTTGTACTCCTTGTGAACCTTGAATTCCTTGTGGACCTAAATCACCTTGTATACCTTGAGTGCCTTGAAAACCTTGAGAACCTTGATTACCTTGTAAACCTTGGCGGCCTTGTAATCCTTGAGTGCCTTGAATTCCTTGTGTTCCATTATTAACATTTATAGGAGATTGAACAGATTGATTTATTTGTTGAGAATTAACAGTAATAACAATAGGAGATTGAGGAGTTACAGTGATGCCTTGAGCACCACACACGCACGGGTCTTGGTTACAAGGCATTAGTCAAGTGTCACCTGTTGTGTAACAAACACCTGACCTTTAATATAAGTTTGCTGGAAATCAGGGTCTACAGTGGATGTTGCTTGTAAGTCCCAGAAAGCTCTTCTAGGTAAGTATTCAGTTTCAGAATTAGTAAGTTCAATTTTAACAACACTTAAAGCATCAGTTTGAGATATTTTAGTTACTGTAAATGTTCCATATAATGCTGGAGCATTAGGATAAGTTCTAATTTGTGCTTTAAAGTTTAAGTTAGTTGTATTAAATGGAAAGTTAAATGTACATTCATATGAATCTCCTTGATAAAGAACAATGTCATAATTTTGAGCAGTAGATTGTGTTGGCGTTATACCATTAAGGTCATTTGTAATATAAACACGTTCTGGTCTTCTACCATCATCAATTTCTTGTGACATATATACAGGAACAAGTTTATTTGTAAGACGAGATACTCTACGCAGTATTCCTATTTCTAAACGCCATAGACCAATATTTAATGCATGACACAGTTGATTGTATTGTTCCCAACGTTGATTAATAGTTTGCATTAATTGTTGGTATCTTTCAGAACGAGGAATTGTTACTCCATCTGGAGCAAATATATTAATATCAAATGCAGCGTCAGTTGCTAATGCCCATAAGGCTTCAATAACAGCAAGAATTGCTACTGGGTATTCCTCTACTGCTGGAATAGATGCTAAAGTTATAGCACTTCCAGTGCCATCAGTCCTATTATGAGAATGTTGAATTACTGCAGTATTTATAAAAATACAAAGGTCATCATCTAAAAAGTATCTATTGGTTACGCCTGTTACGTTCACACTGGCTCCATTAGCAGGAGCTACAGCAAAAGTAATAATTCCAGTTTTTTGTTCAATGGTATATCCAGCAGGATATGGAATAGGAGTTCCAGCAACCAACACTGTGAGGTTGTCTAATTCAACAGGTTTAGCGTTTACGTAGAATCTAGTCTTCGTTCCATCACCAGTGGATGAATATACGAATTGCTTAGCCTCGTCACCGAGTTCTAGACGGACCCTAGAAAGTAGGTCTGCTAGTAGGGCCACAGATTACTCCTCACGCTACCACTAAATCTTGTCAGTTATTACTTAAAAAATCTTTATAAACAAAATAGCGGGCTACAAGAGCCCGCTATCTGTGTAACTCTTTTATTAAATTACGCCAGCTAAATAGCCTTTTTCCTGTAAATGGGTGGCTACTGCCTTAGTAACTTGGTACTTTTGTCCTGCCTTAAAACTATAGTTGTTTCCGATACCTAAAGTCATGTTTTCAATATCTTCAACTACTCTAATAACTACTGTGTCATCTTGGGTAGATATCTTTGTTATATCTTCAACAATGACGGTTGCTACTGATGGTTTTGTTGCATCAATAACTTCAGTTTCCAATTTAATTTGGGCTTCTGCAGTTGCTAATGACATCTCTGTAGCACGTTGTGCTTGCTCTTCGGCAAATTGTTTTTGAAGAGCTTCTTTTTGACGGCCGGTGAAATCGTTTACCTTTGCCACTTTTATATCCTCCGTATTAATAGCTGTTGTTTGTGTTGGGAGCGGTTTTTTGAACCGCCCCCAACGGAATTACTTACTAGTTGGTTTCTGCAATAACTACAGATTGGTCAGTGATTAGACCAAGTCCGAAGATTGAGTACCAAGCTAATGCGTGTTCACGACCGAAGTCTAGAATTCCGCCATCGCGAAGTTCTACTGGAAGTGAGATTGCGTGACCAAATGCGTTATCTCCAATGAAGATTGCATCGTAGCGGTCAGCTGCACCGTTACCTGTAAAGGTAGCTGGTGTTGTGTAACCTCCACCAGGAGTTACTGTTGGGCTAGCAACAGCTGTATCAGCTGAGTAACCTGCACCAGCACCGCCTGTAACCTTTAGTACTTGTGTGGTTTCGATGAAAACACAATCGTACAAACGTCCGATTTCACCAAGCATGAAGTTACCTGGAGCGGCATACTTCGTTACTTCGATGAATTCAGGCATGTCGCGTAGACGACGTGATTGATGAGGGTGAACAAACGCAACGTAGGTTTCGCCTAACCTTGGGATGTTCTTGGTTGATAGTGTTTCTACTGCATCCTTAACTGTGTGAGGTGTTAAGTAGAAAGCACCTGTCATTGCTGCACGGTTAGCAGCTGTTGTGCCATAGGCATACCAGTTGTTAACTGCAGATAGAGCTGAGCGGTCTTCACCGTAGATTGTTGAGGTTGCGCTGTACAGAGTATCGCGGCTCAATTGGTCTAGGTAAATTGCCATGTTACGTCCAAGAAGACGTGAGGCAGAAGCCATTACGTCATCGAAGGAAGCGTTCAATAACAATTCTGAAACTGCTAATGCATAGCCGTGTTCAGATACTGTAATTGAGAATTGTTGTGCTGTTAATGCGTTTGTTTGCATACGTACACCTTCAACTAGGGAACTTGCAAATCCCAAGTTGTTGTAACGCATGAAATTGATTTGTAAACCAGGTGCAACACCAAGTTCAGTTTTCTTAACTGCAAATTGTTCAAAGCGAAGGATAGGCATAGCCTGGAAAAGGATTTCCTTTGACCAGATTGTCTGAATCGCTTGAGTCAATTGTGTGTTTGTACCTGAGTACGCTGTTGGGGATGCGGCGAGATTGCCGGTACCCGTAATACCAGATGCCATTTAGATTGGACTCCTTGTTAGTTTTGTATTTGTGGGTTTAGCCGAACAGTCCGCGCGTTTTGCCTTGAGCACTTGGGCTCAAGAGGCGTTGACGATACTTCGCATATTCTTCCATTGACATAGACGAGATGTCTTGTGCAGAGAACGAACGTTGTTCCGAATTAGTTTCCATAGGTCCTGCTGGAGGCGTTGTCACACGCGTTCCAGTCATTTCTTTTCGTGCACTTTGCATTGCTGCCTGTGCCGAATCTAAGATGCGTGCTGAGCGTTCTTTCAAACCCTCAATACTTGCATCTACTTCCTCTTTAGTGTTTCCACTAATGAGGTCAACAAGTTCAGGAATAATATTTTCCCGTTCTTGTTCTAACCGTTGTGAACGGTAAGACTGTAGGTCTGCGAATTGTCTTTCTCTTTCTAATAAAGAAAAAGCTCTTTCGCGTTCTTGTTTTTCAGCTTCTAGCTGTTGTTGCCATTCTTGTTCTTTTACTTTTAGAAGGTCGCGCACTTCAAGTTCTTCTTCAGCTTTTGCTTTTGCTCTAGCTGCTTCTTCGGCTTCAATGTCTGCCTTGTGAGCCAATTTTTCTTCGCGGTCCTTCTTTAAGACTTCAAGTTCTTCCTTTAATTTATCAATTTGAGGATAGAGCTTTTCTTTTTCTTGGCTTCTTACTTTTGCCAAATCGTCTTCTGTGTAAAATTTCTTGCCTTTTAATTCTTCTACCACTGCTGGTGTTTCAGCAATTGTAGGTGCTGTTGATACTGCTTCTGCTTCGGCTGCGAAAGCCTCTACATTCATTTCTGTTACTTCTGACATAGTTTATCCTTAGTGTCCTCTGGGTCGTTTTCCGAATTAATAACACATTTGACCAAACGTTTCTATCTATATTTAATTTTGCCTTACAACACGAAATTTTCAGCCTAAAATGCTTATTTTACCTATTTTTCGTATTCTTGCGGAACTCTTCGTTGAGGAAGTTTTGTACCGTAAGCTTTAGTTACTAACTGTGTCCTTAATGAAGTCTCTCCTAGTTTTGAAGCCATGGCTGCATCATCAAGGGTTGGAGGAACCATAGGAGTAGGCATACCTGCCCCAGCGCCTTTACCAGCACTAGGGGCCCCTGGTTCTGGAGGTGGCATAGTTCCTGTTAGTTCCATAATTTCTTGTTCAATTTGAGTCTGTAGAAGTTTTAGAGCACCATCGGCTATTGCGTCGTCTTGAAGTTCTTTACGGATTTCATTCAACTTCTCTGCTGGGAATTCTTCACCCAAAACTCGTAAAGCACCTTCTTTTGACTCTAAGCCAAGAGATAGCAATGATTGAATTTCATTAAGAGCAATTAACTTGTCTAATGGAAGTGGTTGTGGGAAGTGTACGTAAGAACGGTATGTTAATTGGTCATTGGTATCTAGTTGTGGAGTTTGACCTTCTTTTAGTTCTACGTCAGTATTAGGGTCCCAAGTAAAGGTTTCTGGTTCTTTTACGGCTAAGTTCAATAATATAAGTTCATTAATACGCTCTAATCCATGAGCGTATTGAACAATCTTTTGGTGGTAACGATTCATTAAAGGTTGGAACTGAATAGACAAAGCAACACCTGATGTATTTGAAATAGGTTGTGCTTGTCCAAGAGCAGTCTCTGGTACACCAACCATTTCGTGCATTGCTTTTTTCATCATTGCAAGGAAATCCATTGCACCTTTAAGACCTTGTGCGCCACCTTCTAGATTTTCTACCTTTGCATCTTTTGGTAGACCGCCCCATACTTTGTTAGCGCCTTTTTCTAATTGAGAAGCTTTAGCACCAATAATTACAGTTACTGGAGCAGCGTGGTAATTAACAATGTCAGCAATGTCAGTTGCTACTTCGTTGTAAGTTCTATTAATTGGAATAATGTCATTGCAATCAGATAGGCCCCAAGGAGAACCTGAAATACGAATGTTAGGAATATGGATAACTGGAATAACACCAAGTGGATTTGGACGTGAGTCAATAAGTTCATCATTAATGTATTCTTCAATAATGTCATCAGTCAAGATTTCAGTATAAGTAAATACTTGACGTGTACCTTCTAGAGATGTACCCCAAAAACGGTATTTTAATTTAAATCTAATTAAACGTTCACGGTCATGTGGATGGAATTCTGGAAAACAAAAAGAAGAGTTTAATGGAAGTACGCGAACACGACCTGGATGTTGACGACCAGCTGGGTCTACCCATGCTTCTTCATAAGCAACTTTAATAAAACAATCACCAGATACTCCACCTTGTTGACCAATTTCCCAAAGTACTGTTGCTTTGTTGTTGTCTACTTCCCATACACGTTCTAATAAATCTGGAACAATTGCTTCTGTTTCTTTAGGGCTTCTAAATTGAACACCTTTACTAAATGTAAAGTTAATAATGAAATCTGTAAATGCTCTGTAATAATTGAGCACCATTTGGGTTTCACCAGTTTGACGGCGATAAGAATAATGATGACCTAGGTACATAGCCCAGTTCAATGAATAACGGTTTAGACGAGGACCGTGAACCTCAAATTCTTCATCAGCTAATTCTACTAATCCAAGAGGGGATATAGAGATTGTTAAATCAGAGGACGCTGCCCTATAACTAGGAGGGGAAAAGTCTAGGCCGCTTGTCACCTATTAATCCTCTCCAAACTATTTGTTATATCTTAGCACTATTAACTGTACTAATATTTTTCGCCACGGTTATCTGTGGCGCTGGCCTTTAAGTTGGCTTTTGCCAACAGGCTTAGTTACTTTTTTATTTTGTTCTTCTTTAACCTTGTCTTGCTTTTCTTTTGCATAATCTCTAAATCTTGGGTCTATTTCTTTTTTAGATTGAACAAATTTTCCACCCATTTGAGTATAACGAGCGTGAACCCAGTGAGCTGCTGCTGGAGAAGGATAAACATTAAATTTAGTACGTGCTTGCATAGTAAGCATGTTCCACATTTTAGGGTTAGCAGGTAACTGCTTAGGGCCCTCTTTTACTTCTTTACCTGAAATTAATGCCATATGTCCTCAAGCTCCAAAACCTGCCTGACCAACTTGCAATACACAAGTTAGTTAGACAGGTTAAGTGAGATTACTAGTCTTGTACTACTGCAGGGTTCAAACGTTGTTGATGTGAACCATCGCGGAAAACTTCTTCAATTTTGTTTTCTGCATAATCAGCAAATGAACCAGTAGCAAATTCTTGTAGAGTATTTGGTGCCTCTACCCAAGCTGCTGAACCAACATGTGCACGTTCGCGCATTGTTTCTTCGGCTGGCTTAGTGTGAACTGGTGCATTACGATTCGGACGTCCTGCTGCAGGTGTGTAACCTTGAGAGGCTCCGTTAGAGAATTCCTGTGGAATATCTGTGTCTGTTGCTAATCCTTCTTCAAAACGAAGAGGTCCACGTTGACCAGGAATTGCTCCGGCCATTTTACGGTCATAGATATTACCTGGGCGCTCTGGAAATTTAGGCGCTGGTGCAATTGCCATATTTAAAACTCCATATTTCTATTTAAGGTACCTTAATAAAAGTGTTCTGCTTTTTTACCTTTATGTCAGGCTAAAATCAAGTTTACCTGTAAAAAGGCGATGAACTGACCTCTACTGAGGGCATTGTTAAATCTAATGTGAGACTACAAGCGATAGCCAAACTGTCAGCAAAGTCATCATGAGCATGGGCTTCATCGGGGGCTTTGGCTAAAAAGTTAGGTCCAGTAAATTTAGTTTCTAAATCAGTCATCTGTTGGTAGAAACGTTTCCAGGTTCTTAATCGTCTAGTCTTTGCATGAGCTGGCCAACCGACCATCCTTCTATCAATTAAAGCCTTTAAATGTTTCCAACGTTTTGACTGCTCTGGTTGGCTACTGCCTAGAGAGTGAACTTCGGCTCCTGGAAGCAAAAGCTTAAGACGTTGGGCTACTGCATCTCCAACTCCGTTTGCATCAACTCCAACAGCTATCACATCGTATGCAGAAAGGAAGTTAACTATTTGAAAGTACTGGTCTTCCCAATCGTCGCCTTGAATTTCAAGCCAATTAAGAATTCTGTGGTCAAAATAACCAAACTCATCTGGTCTATCCCAATCAACCCATACAACAGTAACTACAGTTGAATCTAGTTTTCTTGCTGGGTCAATTCCAACTACTACAGGGCTACGATGCCAAGCCTTGACAATTTCTTGAGAAGTATCTCCAAGTTCGTCCATAATTGTAGAAGTTACAAACATTCCTCTTTCAAGTAGCCATTTACAAGAATAAGACATTTGGAATTCGTCAGATTCTTCACCAATACGTAAAGTTTCTCGTTTAATAAATTTTCCGTAGTTTTGATTTACTTTAGCTACTTCGCGCCAATCCCATTCAAAGTGGTTTTGTCTACTGCCTCGAGTTGTTTGTCTTCTCTTATTTAATTGAATAGACCTGTAAAAGTTATTTTTACTTGTAGTTGGAGTACCAGTTTTAACCATAGTTCCTGAGTAATAAGCCAACATAGGAGAAATAGATTTAGATACTACAAAGTCATCTGCTTCTTGACACTCGTCAATAACAATAAGATGAAAAGATTTAGATTCAATTTTTGCTCTTGGGTTAGCTGTCATCATCATTAAAGTAGAACCAGAGTTCTTTAGTTTAATCTGTCTAGTAACTCCAGGAACTTTACCAAGGCTGTCATCTATTTCTGGGTCACCTAATATTTCTTGCGCTCTTTCACTAGTAAGCCTGTTAACAGCGCGTCCAAATAAAGTTTCAACCTGACCTTCAACTGGAGCAAACATTCCTACCCAGATACCAGTTTTAAATCTACCTAGTAAATCTGGATACATCTTTGCAAGTCTTGGTAATAAAACCATGAGAGTAACAACTGTATTAGCAATAGTTTCAGATTTACCTGATTGACGTGCAGCTAGAGCGGTTACTTCTTCACCATCATTAATAATTACAGATTCAATAATTCGACGTGCTAAAGGTTTTTGATATGGGTGAAGGTCATGGCCAACAAGGGCTTCCATAAACTGCATAGTTCTATCTACTAATTTAATAACAAATTCTTTAGATAACTCATCAAGTTCGTCTTCCTCTTCGGGAGGAAGGTCATCTTCATCTTCTTCAAACTCTTCTTCTAAAAGCTCTTCGTTCTCTTCAAGAAGTTCTAATTCTGGCTCGTTCATTTTTTCCAATTCTTTAACACGATAGTTTAAGTTTAACCAATATGCTGTCCTGATTGGACTCGAACCAATAACCACTCGATTAACAGTCGAGTGCTCTGCCAATTGAGCTACAGGACATCAGAGAGCCTCGAGTCAGGATTGAACTGACGACCTTCCGCTTACAAGGCGGATGCACTACCGCTGTGCTATCGAGGCCTAAAACTAATGGCCTAGGAGTTAACCCAGGCCATAAGAGTGCCGCCACCACACGGGAGAGAAAGGAAGAGAGGCATATCTATTATTACATATAGTCGTTAATAGTAGATGTTCCGACATCAGTTAGCGTGTTGGCTTAATAGTCCTATTATGTAATTCATCTAAAACTGCATGTAAAGCTTCTGCTCCAGTAAGAGCTTCTTGTAAATAAACATCTTCTCTATTTTTTTCATAAGCTGAAAGGCATCTTCCAAGTTCATATAAAGATTGGCTAGCCCACATATCTAACTCAGCAGTAGGTATCTTAGAAACTCTTTTTTTAATTTTTTCAGAAAATGGCTTATCCCATTTAGTAGTCTTCTTGAACACTTACACCCTCCTGAGACCATTTAGATAACGGTATCACTCTACCTTCAATAGCAGATAAAAGGGCTTCGGCTTCTTCAAGTCTTGACTTACCAAACACACCTAAAGCAATCCCTGGTCTAGTAAAGGGAACTCTAAATACTAAACATTTACCTTTTCTAAACGGAGGTTCAATTTCGCTAGTCCAGCCTTTTTCAATAAAAGGCATAAAACCACGTTTTCCGTAGTTAACAATATCAACGTATAGTGGCCCGATTGTTTTCATATTAGTTGTTTAATTGAGTCCTTGGTCCCGGAGACATTTCTGCTGGATTAAATGCACCCATATCTGGCCATTGGTCTAAACCAGATTCTTTTAAGTATACACCAGTAGATTCACTAGCTTTTAATTCGTTCCACATTTCAACAGGAACTCCGTAGTATCCCCACCAAGTTCCGTCTCTAAATCTAACTACTAAAGTTTCACTTTGTTTACTATATGCAAGTTTTAAAGCTCTAGGTCTTTTAGGATTCTTAGTAGGTGCTGTTTGTGTTGTATAAGAAGTATCTTCAGGTTCTCTAGAATCGGTTACTTCATAATCTTCAGGAGCAGACTCAGTTATAGTTTTTTTAAAATCATCTACTCTTTCAGGAGTTAGATATGTAGAAGCCCATCTATCTACTGCTTTTTGAGAATCTTTACGCAACTCTTCAAGAGAAGGAATTGTAGGTTTTCTAGCCATTAACACTCATGTTCGTTAGTTTTTGTAGATAATACTTTAGAGTCGCAATCACC